CTTGTTCTCCTCTTTTTCAGCGTTTATCGCCTTCCATGATTTGTCCTTGCGAGCCTCGTTCTTTGCCCACTTACTTTCTTGCGGCTCGTCCTCCTTCGGAGTCTCGCCTTCTGTCAATGAACTGTCAGGTTCATCCACACTCTGCACTTCAGTCTCCGGTTCCGCTTCCGGTTGCTCCGGTGGTTCCTCCGGCTGAGCCTCCTCAGGAGGAGTCTCTTCCGGTTCAGGTTCCTCAGTCTGTATCTCGACCTCAGGTTGTTCCCCCGCTTCAACGGCAGCATCAAACTCCCGTGCAGCGGCCAATAGAGCATCGGCGGTTACTTCGCCGGATTCTTCTGGCATAATGTTTCCCTATCAGTGCTTACCCTCGTCCAACCATCGCACTGAAACGATTGTCCGTTGCTGTGGGGACTTGACTCGTCAGATATCCGTCCCCAAACATACCTGACGTAAATTCTTCTGGAGGAGGAACACTCTTTGCAAGAGTCTCAACAGTGTGCACTGTTGTCCTTACTCCATTCGCGAACCCAGCCTCATACTCCAGCCGCTTGTTCGCTGTAACCGCTTGCTGGTTCTGCTTCAGAACCATGTTCAGGAGAATCATCCTGAACCTCTTCCCTTCATCTGAGACGAGAAAGTCCCGCAAGACATTCGACTCAGATGCGCTCCAGTCAGGCTCACCGACCCACGGTATGCTACCAGATAGACGCCATGCAATCCTTAAAAACCTAAAAAATCTCATACTATCTCCCCTGCTGCCACAGCTTCTTCCATGCCAACATCAGGAGGAGGAGCTGGCATACCTCCTGCCGCCTCAGCAATTGCCATTGCCTGTTGAGCCTCAGCCTCCTCGTCAGTCGGAACAAGCCCAGTTGTCTGCAGGTACTCAGTCACGTTCTTCCTCAACGCCCTAGCGTTGTTTGTGTCAACCTGTTCCATAGCATTCAAAAGGGCATCAAGCCTTGCCGTGATTGCCTGTGCCCCCTGCGGACTGATCTGGGTTCCCGCCATACGCGACTGCTCAAGGAAAGCCATAATGATTCCCACACGGGTCTGATAATTCCACCCCACCTTGACCGGAATCATCTGGCCGATAAGTAAAGCAGGAATGGTGCGCTGCTCGTCTTCAGCCTCATCAGTAAGTTTCTCGTTGGGGTCTTGCACCAGTCTCGGCACAAGTGCTGGGTCTTCAAGCTCAAGGATGGACTTGTCAAGCTCAACCTGATTGATCCACGGAGAATTTATAAAGAGCTGCTTGCGCTGGATCGCCCTGCTCAGGAGCATCTCCCTGCTGACCATGTCCATGCCGCCACGAGGCTCAATCTGGTACTGATCATGCAACGCAACCGGATCGATGCTCAGGCTGTCCTCAAGAAACCTGTACTGCAAATCCTTCTTGTCAAACTGAAGGAGCAAGCTCCATGCCTGACGGAAGAGATCGCCCAACGCCTGACGAAAGAGGCGCAAACGCAAATCCATATTCTGCTGTGACTGTGCATTTATGGATTTGATTTCAGTCGCCGTGCGCCTGTCCCTGTCCGCCATGATTCCATAGTCGGGAACGGTAACACGCTGCTCGGCAACAGATTGCGTCTGCGCCATTTCCTTGTCGAAATCGTCAGGAGTGTTCGGCATCTGCACCGGAGCGATACCGAAAGGTAAGATTTGGCCGGGATTTAACCTTAGATTGACAGAGTTGGGTAGGTCACGTTCGGCCTTGAAGAGTGGCTTGTTGAACAGGGTAGATGAGTCCAGACGTTCATTCCACGTTTTAGTCAGGGCAGCCTCGAAGGGAGCAAGCATCTCGCAAACTCCGCGAGGCGAGTACCAGCCACCATCAGTGATCTCATACTTGCTTGAGACGAACGGAGGCAGACCGTGGTCAAACGGAACCTTCATGCTCTTGCGAAGTTTGGTCTCTGGGTACTGGGGAGAGAAACAATGCATCTCCCACTCGCCCTTATCGTCCTGCGTGTAGACCTCCCACACGATGACCTGCTCCTTGTCTGTCGAGTAGGTCAATCCCTCGCGCAACTCCTTGTTGTTCTTCAGGTCGCTCAGGATTCCTGACTCTTCAGTCTCCCCTCCCACTATGGCATTCAGGGTTGCCTTGTCTGTCTTGTAAATCCCCGCACGCTTGTAGGACTCCAGACTCATTGGCATCACCTGACAAATCCTGTCCGCACTCACTACGTCCTTTGTCCACGGCGGTACGATCATGTACATCGAGTCTATGGCCTGAAACTGAACACGCTTAGTGTCAGGGTTCCAGAAGACCTTCATCACCCCGTGACCTCCCATGAGCATATGATCAATCCAACTCATAACCTCAGGGGCGAAGTTACTCTTCTCGTGCATCTTATACGAGAACCACTGCTCCGCTGCAGTCGTGAACCCTGAAAGCTGGGAGCGCATCGGAACGAAGGTTGCAATCACATCCAACCCCATCGCCTGTTGAAAGAAGGCTGGCTTTAGCTTGTTGATGGTTGTGTCGATCAAAGGGAAGTGAGCATCAGAAGCGTTCGGCCACGGTTTACCTCTTCTACGCAAACCATCATTCCGCATCTGATACCACAACCCCTGCCGAACCTCCCATCTCGTCCGGCTGGCAATGTCGTGCGCTACTAAATCGTATAGCTCTTCACTCATTAAAATCCATTATCGGTTTATCTTTCCGCTCTTCTTAGCCTTGCTTCCGTACTTCCCATAGGAATCGTCAGCACTTGCCTTGAGTTGAGCAGGGTTTCTTTTCTTCTTAACACGCTCTGCTATGGACTCGTCTTTCCTCGCTTTGTAATGCCATGTTTTCGCCATGTTTTTCTATCCTTTGTTGATGTTTCCTTCTCCCACTTCTTAGCCGTCTCCGGCTTGTTAACGTGCATCCATCTCCGCTGCTTCTCACTCTTGAACGGCATTCTTCCTCTTCTCGTATATTTCCCTGTTTGTTTTTTGATCCTCTACGGCCCTCAGGTCAACTATCTTGTCGTACTTAGTGTCGAGCCACTTTCCATCTGATCGAATAAACCTGTTCCGGTGGAGGTCGTGCTTGTACTTCGACGGCCAGTGCCAGTGCTTATCCTTCTCATCATACTTAGGCTCAGCCCCCGCCTTGAATGCCGCCCTGTAATCGTAGTAGTGTTGCCAATCATCAGGCTCGTCGCTTATTACCCAGTCTTTTTCGTCCTTAATCCCCTTGTTCAGCCTTTTGACTATCCTTGCATACCACGCCTGAAATTTCTTCTCGTCGTCATCAGGCATTATCTTCCCCTGTCCCTTCCCCTACCGCGAATGTCCGGTGCTGGTTTTCCCGCCGCAATATCCGACCTGTCGGGTTTTAGATGCCCATAGTTGTCTGGGCTTTTAATGGATTGATCCTTCTTTCTCTCCTTGTCACTCATGTCGGTGGTCGTTTCCCCCTGAACTCTTTCGGTCTAGGATGTCTCAGCCTCAACATCGAGGCAAGATTTACCAGATTGCACTCTGTTGTCAAGGCATCATGTATACATTCCTGACAAATATCCCAGCCCGTTGCAGTGTCAACTGCGACTGCCCAGTCCTCCTCATCACATATTCCGCAAAGAGTAAAAACTGCTCCACCCTTTCTAGGACGGATAGCTGGCTTAATTTGCCCCTCAAAAAACATACTTACCTTTATTTATTCTCTCTACTCTTTCTATTCTATTCTCTCTATTCTATTGTGGGAGATTTTGGGAGACTCTGGGAGGTTTTGGGAGACTTTGGGAGAAAGTTAATAACCTACGAACATTCCCTCCGGTAAAGACTCCTTCTCGTAGTCCGCTTGTGCCTTGTCAAACATCTCACTAATACTTACTCCATCTCTACTTTTAAACTGCTCCCATGTGCCGCCTATGCCTCCTCCACAAGCGATGCAACCCAACACTGCATCAGCTCTGTCAGGACTGTCAAGCCCTCTTGACTTCATCCTGTCCTTCGGTTCCATACCCAGCTTGCCAGTGCGACTGACCTCCGCACGCCTTGTCACCATCTGCTGGTGCAACGTGGGGTCATCAGGGAGTATTACTTCCCGCTTCTGAATAGTCCTAGAAGCAGTGTGCCACATCTCAGCAGACCTGTTGCTGTACCTCGAATCAAAAGGTCTTGCCCCAAAGTTCACCCTGTGAATGTCATGCCCTGCAGCCATCAGCGAGTCACACATAGGCAACCCCATGCCACCCTCATCCGCATACACCTCATCAGCCTGTAACCCGAACTTATCCATCAGGTTAATAATCTTACCCAGCGTCTTGCCAGTATCCCTGTCTCTCCAGCATACCATTTCGGTTACCTTATTTCCTTCCCTCAAAGCAAACACACACTCATCTCCACCTGCCGCAAAGTCTACAAATGCAACCCTTCCTCCCATCTCCTGTCGCGGCGGATTCTGCAAACAAGCCTCCAACGACTTCAAAGAAATAACCAGCCCGTCACCGCTGTCATCATAGAACTCTCCATAGATCATCGACCTGATCAACGGAGAGTCCTCCCCATAAATCTCAACCTGATCGTCTATCCACTGCTGCGTAATGTGAGGACACTGGAAAGCCGTAACAGTGAAGTTCTCCCACGCCTTACGCTGTTTAGTGAACGACTCATAGAACGAACCAGCAGACGCTCCCGGCGATGACATCACCAATAGTCTGCTGGGTTGACACCTAGCAATAGCATCAAAGATGCAGTCAGGAACCGTCTTAGCCTCATCCACTATCATCAACAAATTCTCTGTCGGCCCCTGCCTATGCCAACCCTCAAACTTGCCAGCCTCATTCGTGCTAAACCCAATCGCCCTCGAACCATTCTTATACTCAAGCTCATTGCTCGTAGTCCTCCAACCCCCTCCCAACCCCCCAACATACCTCTTCAACATCGGCCACAACTGCCCCTCAACCTGCCGCCACACTCCAGCAGTCGTAACCACCAGACTCTCAGGAAACCGAACCATATGCCACAGGACAGCACTCGCAGCAATGATGCTCGTCTTGCCACTACCATTCGCCGCCTTCAATGCAACCCTAGTCTCCTTGTCGTTCAATGCAGCCAATACTTCCTTCTGCCAGTCGTAAGGATGTATGCCCAAAACCATCTCAGGGAAATTCTGCAATAGACTGGCAGTCTCCACCTGTTCCTGATTGGCCTCTAATCGCCTGAGGATGCTCAGAGAGCGCTTTTGATCCGGTGTATGGATGTTCCCAGCATCCTTGCTCCTCAAGCCCTTCTGAGGCAATACCAGCCCCATCTTACCCTTCTTACGCTTTGGCCCTGTGCGCTTCATAGGGGGTTGTTTTTTAAGGGGTTTCATGATTGATATACAAGTCCTAAAATTGATCCATTTTCTAAAGGGGGTGGGTTTACGGGCTCGCGCCGCTGGGGGGTGGTGGTCCCCCGTTGTCCCTTCGTCATGACTTGCGCTTCTTGATCTCTTCGGGTATCGCGCTCATTCTTGCCAGCAATGATTCTGCCTTGAGATTGGCTTGATCTTTTGTGTTGACATTTCCACGTTTGTCCCATTCGGAAAACCTTGATTGCAAAAATTTTAAGCAGTCCGAAGGGTTGCCGGATTCCATTATGCGCGTCACTAACCGATGCTCTGCCACTGCTTGAGCTCTATTTATGATTGCCGAAAACTTTCTACCCTTACTGCTCTTCTCTCCCATTAACACGCAAGCACGCGCATAGCTAAAATATACAAGCTCGCACGCGCCCTTGAGTGACTGCCCATTTTCCAATGCACTCACAAGACTCTCCTGCATTTCGATTGTGAGCCTCTGCCGAATAGTTACCGTTGCCATTTTCGTTTTCCTTTCTAAAAAGTTATACCGCGGTATAACTATTTGACGGCAAACTGCTCCAAAAAATAATTCATTGCAAGGCAATTTTAAATTTGAAGTCTTCATGTATGCTGCTAAGATATACATGGTGCGAGGTCGGGGAGCAATCCGACGCGGTGAGGTTAAAAGCCACGGACACCTTAACACAGAGCAACGCGCTGAATGCCACTGGTCGTGATGGATTCTGCTAATAGCGAAAAGCTGACGCGCCTTTGCTCATTCGGGGAGACCCTCTCACGGTTCCGAATCAAAGAAATCAGAAAATCAAAAATCAGAAACTAAAATATTATGCCAAAAAAAATAATACAAAAAACAAAGACGGGTATCGAAAATTTCGATACGGAACTCCAGAGTGCGGTGCAACGCGAACAATGTAACATCACGTTTGATGCGTGGGTGCGCGATTGTTTCAAGACCAACATTTCGTATGATACGTTGATCAAAAAAGTTGAAACCGCACGTTGGAAAACAGGAAAAGCTAGTCGTGAGTTTTCCGACCTTGAAAAACAGCAAGGAAAACAAGCCTTACAGAAAGTAAGATCGCGGATAAATGATTCAGATTTAGACGAGATTGTCAAGTGTGCAAAAGCACACGCCAACGAAGCCCTTAAAGGCTCCGGTAGAAAAGTCAACCGTGACAGTTTGGGTTTGAAGTCCGCGCAAAAACGCGAACAGGCTGACTCACTTGTGAACGTCCTCAGGATGTGCGCGCTAGGGATACTGCTCTGGCAACGACTGAAAACAGGATTGGACACGACCCACGCGCAACACGTTGCGGCACAAGTCCACTGCCCAATTCTGAAAGCTACAATGTCATATGGGCAAATGCTTGACGCGCTTGCCGACCATGACGTTGTGCAAACCAAAGTCAGAAAGGTGAAAGGCAAAAAGGTGATCTCAAAAGTCAATCATCGGTCACTTAACAAGTTGACCGCTGAGGGTCTCGCAGACACCAGCTTGAAAACTGCAGCGCGTCTCGTGTACGGCCCCGCAATCCTGCGAAGGATTACGGAGCAGGGGAAAAGTTTCCAACCCTGCATCAGCCTTGAAACGCTGACAAAATCAGATCTGGAAACGAAACGCAAAGCAGACGAAAAAGTGGCGACTGAAAAGGAGAAAGCAAAGAAGAGTGTAAACAAGCATTTACCTGAAAAGGGAAAGCTGACAAAACTCACAAATCTCGCTGACCTCCTTTGCAAAAAGTTCAAGATTCAAATCAACACGACAAAGCGCGTTGATACGACATTGAACGCAATTGTCGGCAATGAGAAATGCCGCAAGGAATTGGCAACACGAGGCAGCAAGGTCATTAAAGATTGGACTGCCTAAAAGCCAAACAAGTAAACACGATCCACGCCGGAAACGGCGTGGATCTTTTTTTTTGCCCAAATTTTTTTGCCCACCACCCACGCC